TATGTAAACTGGTCTGAAAAGGAGTCTCACTAATGAGCTACCTTGTATTAGATGTTGAAACTACTATATCTAACAAGGGTAATCCTTTTGATGAAACTAATAAGTTAGTAATGGTAGGACTCCTTGGACATGGACTATTCGATATTGAATATGGAGATGAGCCATTTGGAGATAACTTAAAAAAGATTCAAGAGATTATAGATGACCATGATGTTCTTGTAGGATTTAATATTAAGTTTGACCTACATTGGTTAGCTAGATATGGTATTAAGTTTAGTGATAAAAAGATTTGGGATTGTCAACTAACTCAGTTTATGTTGAGTGGTCAGAAAGATACTTACCCAAGCCTTAATAGAACTTGTGAGCTTTACGGATTTGAAAAGAAGTTAGACCTTGTATCAGAAAACTACTGGAAGAATGGTATCGATACTCCTGATGTACCAAGAGATACTTTAGAGGAGTACTTACAAAAAGACTTAGAACTAACAGAAAAAGTAATGCTTAAACAGAAAGAAGAGTTAGCAGACAACCCGTTGCTAACAAGATTGATTAGCTTACATAATCAAGACCTATTAGGTTTGCAAGAAATGGAATTTAATGGACTACTTTTTAACCAAACTTGGAGTGAAACTCTAGGTGCAGAATTGGAGGAGCAGATTGCTAAACTCGATAAAAGATTGTATACATTCCATTCTCTTGATACCTTTAACCCTAATAGCAATGACCATATCAGCGTTCTTCTTTATGGTGGTACTATTAGTTACAGGGTTCAAGTCGATGATGGATTCTATAAAACAGGTGAGAAAAAAGGACAACCGAAATTAAAATGGTCTGTCAGAGAAAAACAATACTCACAACTTTGCAAACCTATAGCTAAGTCTCAACTAGCAAAAGAAGGTTACTACTCTACTGATGAGAGAACATTAAAAACTCTTAAAGGAGGTAAGGTAGCTAAAGAAGTTATAAGTATTTTATTAACTAGGTCGGCACTAAATAAAAGAATGGGTACATACTATTTAGGATTACCTAAATTAATCCTTGACATGAACTGGAAACATGGTATAATATATGGACAGTTAAATCAATGTGTTGCTAGAACAGGTAGATTAAGTAGTAGTAAGCCTAACCTACAAAACTTTGATGGAGAAATTAAAGGACTGTTTACAACTAGATATGGAGAGGTGTAATGCTACTACAAGCAGATGCAAAGCAGTTAGAGTGGATTGGTGCTACCTATCTATCTCAAGATAAAGTAGCTATTGATGAGATACTACGAGAAGTTGATATGCATTCTGAGAATCAAAAAAGATTTAAGTTGCCTTCTAGATTGATTGCCAAGACTTTTGTATTCCGATTAATCTATGGAGGTTCAGCATATTCTTATGCACATGACCCTGACTTTAGAGACATTGGTAATGAGTCTTTTTGGCAAGATGTTATAGATGCTTTTTATAATAAGTATCAAAGACTATACAAGTGGCACGAAGAAATACAATTTAAAGCAAAACGAGAACAGAAGTTAATAATGCCAACAGGTCGTATCTATCACTTTGAACCTGAAGTTAAGTTTGATAGGGTTAAATATCCTCGTACAAAGATATTGAATTATCCAGTACAAGGGCTAGGTGCTGACCTAATGGCAATAGCAAGAGTGTCATTACGAAATAGACTTAAAGGAAAGAAAGGAATACAATTAGTGAATACAGTACATGATTCAATAATAGTTGACTTTGACCCTAAAGTGTGTTATACTAATGACTTAGTAAACATTGTTGATAAGTGTTTCAATGATGTTCCTGATAACTTCAAGAAATTGTTTGGAGTTGATTTTAACCTACCCATGAGAGTAGAGTGTGAAGTAGGAAATTCATGGGGAAATATGGAGACAATACATGCAAATTAATATTATAGATGTAGGAGAACAAGCAACACATACAGCCAAAAATGGTAGGTCTTACCAGTCTGTAGAAATAACTTATAAGGGAGATAATGGTCAAACTTCGTCTAAGAAGCTAATGTCTTTTGCTAACCCTGATGTATTTAAACAAGCAGGTAGTTGGAAGAAAGGTGATTCAATCAATGTTAATACTCAGAAAGATGATGCAGGGTATTGGCAATGGATTGGTATTTTAGCTGATGGAGAAGCACAGACATCTCCTTCACCAACTAATACTGCACCAAGAGTTGGAGGAGCAAGTACGACTACACGAGTAACAGGTAGTAACTATCCGACCTCTGATGAAAGAGCTAAGACACAGAACTATATTATTCGTCAGTCTTCTTTAAGTAATGCAATAGCTACCTTAAATATTAAGGGAACTAAAGACTTAACTGAGTCTCCTTCTGATGCTGTCATTACTTTAGCTCAGAAGTATGAAGCTTATGTATTAACTGGAGCTCAAGCACAAGGGGATGAAAATACTGACCTTGACTTTGGTGAGGATGTCCCTCTATAATGTTAGCTCTTATTGATATGGATTTAGTTTGTTTCCGTTGTTCTGCTAGTGCAGAGAATGATGGAGCAGGTATTGCTATATATCGTATGAATGAGCTAATGGATAGCATTTTAGAAAAAGCTAAAGCAACAGAGTATAAAGCTTATTTAACAGGAGCTAAGAACTTCAGAAAAACTATATACCCTGAATATAAAGCGAATAGGACAGCACCTAAACCTATATATTTACAGGACTGTAGAGACTATGCCATAAACCAGATGGGAGCAGAGATAGCTCCTGAAGGTTTAGAAGCAGATGACTCACTAGGTATGAATCAAACAGATGACACTATCATTTGTTCTCTTGATAAAGACTTACTAATGATTCCAGGAAAACATTTTCAATGGGCTATTAGTGGTAAGAATTGGGAGAAACCTGATACATGGATAGACCAAACTTATGAAGAAGGTATGAAGTTATTCTATGCTCAATGTATTACAGGCGACCCTTCAGATAATATAAAGGGTATTCCTGGATTAGGTAAAGCAAAAGCAAAGACAGCTCTTGCAGGACTAACAAATGAGAGAGATATGTTTGACAAAGTGAGAAAACTGTATGGCAATGATGAAGAGTTCCTCATGAATGCTAGAGTTCTATGGATAAAAAGAAGCTTAGAAGAAAACTTTGGAGATATATTTAATGCCTATATTTAAGTCAGGACTTGAAAAGAAGGCTTGGAAAATACTTAAAAAACATATTCCAAGAGTTAAATATGAACCCGATGCAATACCATATAGGCAACCTGCGAAGGAGCGTAAGTACACGCCAGACTTTAAGGTTGCCCAAGGTGTATACATAGAAGCTAAAGGTAAGCTAGACTTAGCTACTAGACAGAAAATGGTTTGGTTTAAAGACATGCATCCAAGAATTACGATAATATTCTTATTCATGAATCCTGATAATAAGATAACTAAACGAAGTAAAACTACATATGGAATGTGGGCTACTAAAGAAGGTTTTCTTTGGTTAGACTTTAGGAAAGATTGGATTAAACAATATATGGAGATGATAAAATGAGTGCAAAAATTTTAGTACTTGATATAGAGACCTCGCCAAATATAGGAATGCACTGGGGACTATGGCAACAAAACATAAGTATTAATCAATTGATTGAAAGTTCTACAATACTATGTTGGGCTGCGAAATGGGTAGGAGATAGGAAGGTTCACTTTGCTAGCATCTTAGAGTCTTCTCCTAAAGAGATGATTAAAAAGATACATAAGCTAGTAGACGAGGCAGATGCAATTATTACTTATAATGGTAAACGATTTGATATGCCAACTCTTAATAGAGAGTTTCTATTACACAAGCTACCTCCTCCTAGCCCTTATAAGGATATTGATTTACTACAGACAGCTCGTAGTAAGTTTAGATTCGTTAGTAATAAGCTTGACTATGTTGCAGGAGAATTAGGAGTCGGTCAGAAAACCTCTCACGAGGGTATGCCTCTGTGGAGTAATTGCATGGCTAAAGATAAGAAGTCATGGAAGCTAATGAAGAAGTATAATATTAATGATGTTAAGCTAACAGAAGAAGTTTACCTCAAACTACAAGGTTGGTTAGTAACACCCTTTAATCATAATACTCATTCACATGGTCATGTATGTCCATCATGTGGAGGAACACATCTTCAAAGAAGAGGCTTTAGTATAGTAGGTGCAAACTCTTATCAGCGTTATCAGTGTATTGACTGTGGTAAGTGGAGTAAGAGTAACAAGGCTTCAAAAGAACTAAAAAAAGATAGCTTTATAAAAGCAATTTAACTTGACTTTTTAATCAATATAAGGTATAATACTATTATGATAGAAGGAAAACATCCACTAGAAAGAATCTTTGAACTTGCCCTTGAACAAGCAACTAAGGGTAAGGGAGATGAGAGGCATGGTAATGGAGATGAATTTACTAAACAGCCTTGGGTAGGACTTGCCAAGGTACATGGTAGTGGTTTCTTAACTGGACAAGCACAGAAGAAAATTATGGAAGCTGTAGCAAACAGAGAAGATACTAACTACTTATGGTATGAAAGAGAAATCTTAGGTGCTATTAATTATTTAGCAATGAATCTTATATATGAAAAGGAGTTATAATGTTAGAGTTTATTTTGTTAATAGGATTAGCAGGAGAGCCATTCTCGGCTACTCCTGTCTATGCAGGGTCGTTCACTTCATGTGAAAGTGCCATTGCATATGCTAAAGAGTCTTATCCAAGTACCGATGGATGGGATAAGTATATGTGCATTAGGAAAGAGTACTATGTCAATTAGAAATTTAACCTTTCGAGAAGTTTGTGAAGAGCTCCAAAAGATAGAAGAAACTGAGTTACTGGAGCTTCTTGAAATAGATTCTATAGAATTAATAGAAAAATTTCAAGATAAGATTGAAGATAACTTTGATAAACTTTTAAGAGAAGTAGATAACCTTAATGAGGAGTATGAGATTTATGACGAAGAATAATTTACCAACAGTATATCAAGCAGTGATTGCTCAGAGCCGTTATGCAAGATTTATGCCTGACCAACAGAGAAGAGAAACTTGGGAAGAAACAGTACAGCGTTTAATAACTTACTTAGAAGAGAAAACACCAGTACTAAAAAAAGATATAGCATCAATTAAAGAAGCAGTTCTTAAACAGGATATTATGCCATCAATGAGACTTATGATGACAGCAGGAGAGGCTTGTGAAAGAGATAACATTAGTGCTTACAATTGCAGTTATTTGGCTGTTAATAATAAACGAGCTTTTTCAGAAGCTCTATATATATTAATGAATGGTACAGGTGTAGGATTCTCATGTGAACGACAAGAGATAACTCATTTACCTGAGATACCAGAAGCTCTAGATATATGTGATGATGTTATTATGGTAGAAGACAGTAAGCTAGGTTGGGCTAAAGCGTTTAAGAAACTGTTATCTAGTTTATGGGAAGGTGATATACCTACATTTGACTATAGTAAAGTTAGACCTTCAGGAGCTAGACTAAAGACTTTTGGTGGTCGGGCTAGTGGTCCAGAGCCTTTAAAAAGACTTTTTACTTTCTGTATAGAAATATTTAAGACTGCTAAAGGTCGTAAGCTTACCTCAATAGAAGTACATGATATTATGTGTATGGTAGGTGAGATAGTAGTTGTTGGTGGAGTTAGAAGGTCTGCCCTCATCTCACTATCTAATCTTACAGATAAACGAATGAGAGATGCTAAAACAGGTGCATGGTACAATGATTTTGCATGGAGAGGATTAGCAAATAATTCTGTAGCTTATACAGAAAAACCTGACATGGAAACATACATGGATGAATGGTTGTCTCTAGTTAAGTCTAAGTCTGGTGAACGAGGTATCTTTAATAGAGTTGCTGCACAAACACAAGCAGGTAAGCAAGGAAGAGACTCTACATTAAACTATGGTACTAATCCATGTAGTGAAATTATTCTTCGTGATAAACAATTCTGTAACCTTTCTGAGGTTGTTGTAAGAAATACAGATACTGAAGCTACACTAACAAAGAAAATTGTACTTGCTACAATACTAGGGACTATTCAAAGTACTTTAACAGACTTTAAGTTCTTATCACAAGAATGGAAACAAAACACATCCGAGGAAAGACTTCTTGGAGTATCATTAACAGGTATCATGGATGCTAAGATTACAAGTAAACCTGACCCTAAAATGTTAGAGAGGCTAAGAAATGTTGCTCGTAAAACTAATGAAAAGTATGCTAAAATTCTTGATGTACCTGTCTCTGCTTCTATTACTTGTGTTAAACCTAGTGGCACTGTCAGCCAACTTGTCGATTCTGCTTCAGGCATCCATGCAAGGCACAATGATTACTATATAAGAACAATTCGTATGGATAAGAAAGACCCTATCTATGACTTCTTAAAAGATAAAGGTGTACAAGTAGAGGATGAGCAATATAGACCTGAGTCTACTGCTGTGTTTAGTTTTCCTATGAGAGCTCCTAAAGGAGCAGTTACTAGGAATGATATGACAGCTATAGAACAGTTAGAGAACTGGTTAATATACCAAAGACATTTTTGTGAGCATAAACCTTCAGTAACTATATCTGTTAAGGATAATGAGTGGATGGAAGTAGGTGCTTGGGTATGGAAATACTTTGATGAGATAAGTGGTATATCATTCTTGCCTCACTCAGACCATAGTTATGTACAAGCTCCTTATCAAGATTGTACTAAACAAGAGTATGAGGCTCTTCTTAAAAAGACTCCTCAAAAGATTGATTGGGAAACTTTTATAGAAGAAGATGATAACACTATTGGTGCACAGACACTTGCTTGTTCTGCTGCAGGAGGATGCGAAATATGAATGCAGTATATTATGTAGTCTTAGTTTTAATACTACTTGGCTTTCTTTTTTCACTTGTAGGAGCTTAATTATGAATGTAACTTTTCAACCAATAATAGGATGTCAGTTAGGAGTTGAGTTTTATGAACAACTTGTTATTTTACCTAATGAAGATGAAGCTAAAGTAGGGTATGTTTTAATTGATTTATTATTTCTTAGAATACAAATAGCATACTATTTAGAGGAGTTAGAATGAAGATTTGTATAATTGGAAGTCGTAGTTTAGATAAAGCAGAGGTAATCTTTCCAATTATAGATAAGTTTATATCATCTTATACAGGACAACCTATAACTTTTTTAATAGGTAATGCAAAAGGAGTTGACCCTTTATCTAAAAAGTTTGCAGAGGCTAGAGGAATAGATATTGTAGAGTTTATTCCTTATCATTTAATAGACCCAACAGCAAAGTTTAATAGTAAATACTTTTTTGTTAGGACAAAACAAATGATAAATAATGCAGATAGAGTTTTAGCTATTTGGAATACTCAGAGTAAGGGTACTGAGTATGGTATAAAGTACTCTCAGAAAAAAGAAATACCAGTTAGTGTTGTAAAAGTACCTTAACCTCAGAGGAGACTTTTAGAAAGGATATGAGCCCTCACTCATGTCCTTTTTTTTTAGTCTAAAAATACATCTTTATCCTGTACACCTACAAAACCACAAGATTGAGCTTCTCTAATAGTATCAAAATCAAATGGACTAGGTTCTATATGATTACTTGGCATATTGCTATACTCTTTTAGTAAGCAACTTGCTGCTTTATATTGACTACAGTTTTCTTTATGGTATATCATAGCAGTTTTACAATCATTAAAATAGCCAACAAACTCTAAGTCATTATAATTTCCTGATAAAGAGACTGTTAATATAAACATTCCCTCTGCTAACATTAGGCTGTTTGTACCTTAGTAATGTACTCTCTAGACTCTTTAGGAAGAAAAGCTACCCAGTTATCAGGGTCTTTCTTAATAGCTTTTTTAACTGTTCCTGCACCTCCATTGTATGCAGCTAAGGCCTTCTCTTGGTCTCCATCAAACTCTTTTAGCATAGCTTGGTAGTAACTCTCAGCAAAAACTTTATGCTCTTCTTCAGAGGCTTTTGTTAAATCAGCTATAGGAGTAACACCATATCCAGGTTTTTTAGCTGTTTCTGGCATGATTTGATACTTACCTAGAGCACCTTTAGGAGACTCAGTAAGCTTACCATCTGTCATATGTGTATCTGATGACTCTACTATTGCTATTTTGTCAATGATAGTAGGTTGTTCGTTGCCAGTAACTTCGTTAGAAACTACTGGCTCGGTGCTTTTTTTGGGTCGGGTTCTCCAAGGATGTCGGCATAGAATGCACTTGCATTTTTGCCATTAGGAGAGAGCTTATTAACATTATAGTGAGCACGAGCTGCATCATTTATACTCCTTAAATTATTTTGCATAAAAGGAAGATACTTGTTATCTACATTTGGAATAAATAGCATTCCATCTCTTTCTCTAATTTGTAGTTTAGCATCAGGAAATTTTGTTTTAAAAGCATCTAAACCATTTTTAAGAATAGGTTTGTAGCTATTAATTTGTGAGTCTAATTTAGAAATAAGACTTGGGTCTGTAATAGCATCCATTCCTTGACCCATTTCTGGAGAAGACAGAGTAGAAATAAGTTCAGCTACTGAAGGATTTGTATTCTCAGAACTTCCTGAAATAAGGTTAGTCCAAGATTCTAGTCTTTCATTTAATTCATTAGATGAATTATATTGATTAGGAGACAAGTATTGTTTTAATGCAGCATTAGTTGCTAGACCTAGTCCTGAAGTTTTTTTACCATTCTTTAAGGGAATTGGAGATAACATATCTTGATTCTTTTGATTTGTTTTTGGAGATAAATAAGTACTTGGGTCTAAACCATCTCCTATAATTTTTATAACTTGTGAATCAACTTTAAATCTTAAAGCAGCTCCTCCTGCCAAATTAGAAAAATCAAGGTCTTGAAATTGTAGTAATATTCCAAGTCCTGGATGCATATTTACAAGAGTATTGTAGGCTGTACTATCATTAAGTTTTTTTAAGTTTGCAGATGCATTTGAATCAAGAGTTTTATCAATTGTCCCTATAGAAGTAGTTTCTATTTGAGCCATTTGAGTTTTTCTTGCATCTTCAAAAACTTTTAACTCTGGAGCATTAGGATTTACTCCTGAACCAACATACCATTCAGAAACTTCAAAATTTAATTCTCTAACCTTAGTGTTTAAAGCTCTTATTTTTTTTGAAGGCTCCATTGTTGTGTTTTTTTCTAGGTCCGTTACAAAGTCAGTTAATTCATTTGTAATCATTTGATTCATTAATATTGGTTGTTTTTGCTCTATTAAAAGCTTAACATCTTTTATTTCTGTTTGAGTATTAGTATCATTTTCTAATTTCATACTAGCATAAGCACGCTTTTCTGTAAACTTTTCTGACATATCTTTTTCTAATAAATCATAGTTAATTTTACCATCTTTGTTATATTTTTCATCTTCAGGAAATATTCCAATCTTATAAGCATTTGTTCTAACTTCTTTATCTCTAGCATCAGAAGAATCTTTTGCATCGCTAATTGACTTAACATCTGCAGCAACTCTTGCAGTTAAATTATTCATACTAGAAACAGCAGAAACATGTCCCATAATTTCAGCAGCATAAGCAGGGTTAGCTGCAATAGCTTCACGAGTTATCTTACCTAGTCTTTCTTGAAGCTCTAGGTCTCCCATTATACCTTGTTGTCTAGCATTAGTAAGCTTTTCAGTCTTTGTTGCTATAGCATTTTGAATACCTAAAGAGTCATCTGTAAGCTGTTGATTTAATACTGTAGGATAAGTACCATCATATCCTGCCTCAGACTGCATGATAGCTACCTCATCAGCTCCTTGAACAATAGCACCTTCAAGGGCTTGTTGACCTGCTAAACTTCTATCTTGTTGGTCAGTAATAACTCCACCTATATCTTTAGCAACATCTCCTAATACTTGTGATTTATCATAATCTTGATAGGTATTAATACCTAATTCTGTTCCTTTAGCTAGAGCAGTCATATCTGCTTCTTTTTCCATAGCTTTAGATTTATCTACAACTCCTGCTTGTACAGTGCCTTGAAAATTACTTCTACCTAAGTCTGTTGCTTTTACACCGAATTGTGGAGCTGCCATTATTCTGTTTCCTCTGAAAGTTGTTTAGTAGGTTTCCCTTGTATTAATAGTGATGCATCTCTTACATTTGGGTCAGGATGTCTCTCCATTCTTGAAAGGATTTCTCCTAGTCCTTTAGTATCTGGGGACTGCCTTAATATCCATCCCATTATATTTTCTGTTTCACCAAGTTTAAATCTAGCGTTTTGTTTAGATATTATACCATCCATAATCCTATCAGCTTGACTTTGAGTATAACTACCTGTTTGAATTAATACAGACATATAGTTATTTAAGTATTTCATATAGGCATTCATACCTTTCTCATCCATTCTATCAGGATATTCTCTATCATATTTTGTAGCAGCATAAAGGTCTTCATCTATTCTTGTTATTTGGTCTGATACTCTAGCATCAATATTTCTCATTTGTTCTTTTATATTCCACTGGTCTATCTCAGGTCTTGTTTTCATACCTGTAAGACCTTGTATTACAGCCTCTACTCCAGTAATAGGTATACCTTTTCTAGTACCATTCTTAGATATAATTTCATTTAAGTTATAATACATTATTCCTTTATCTATATTATTACCTGCAGAAGTTGCTGTTGAAAGGGTTCTCATAGCCTCTGTAGCAGTTTCTAAAGTTAATGGTTTAGTTTTAAAGATTGTTAAAGCAGCTTTTAGTTTTGTACCTATATTTCCTATAGCTTGTACACCAGGAATACCTGGAGCTTCAGCATCATCTCCTTTCATAAATCTAGCTATATTCATCATTTCACCTATAATATCAGCATAAGCGTTAGTTGCATTAATAGAGGAAGCTTGAGAAAAAGTTACATTTGTTTCCTCACCTGCAATACTACTTAATATCATATTATTAAATCTATCCATATAACCTTCACGAGTTGCTTCTGCATAAGGATGTACAGTAGAATCTTCATGGTTTGCAAGGTAATCATATAACATTTTACCTCCTCCTAAAGGAAGACCATACTCTACTCCATGCATTAAAATTCTGTTAGCAGTAAGCTTAACTCTATCAGCTCTGGTTAGATTAGTTGCACTATCTTGTAGTACATTCATAAAACCTTTCATGTTAATAGATTGGAACTGTGTTAAGAAAGAAAATAAAGGAAGCCTTTGGAATTGTAAAGCTCCTGCTGATGTCATAGCACCAGATTGTTTCCAAGCTTCAAAACTAATTTCTTTAACATTACGAGGGTCATCCCATCGTTTACCTTTATTCTTAGGATTAGCTATCCATCTTTCTTTATTCTGTAACCATAGACCTACCCTATTTGCTAATTCACCTGTAGCAAAACCATATCTATTTACAAAACCTGTAGTTTTTTGTGCAGGATTTATAATAACTTCTCCTGCTTTACCCAAACGATTATAACTAGGGTCAAGAACTTTAATACCACCATTAACAGTTTCAGATACTGCTAAGTTCTGGTCAATAGACTCTAGTATACCTTCTTTTTTCATTACAGCTAACTCTCTATCAAATTCTGCTCTCTGTTTTTTAGGTAACATATTTTTCATTTTTGTACCCATACCATTTAATGTAGGATTAGAATCTAATAAATTAACTACATGAATAGGAGTCTTCTTCATTGTCATTGCAAAAGTTTTAGGAAAGATAATAGCTTGTTCATAAAACATCATAGGCTGTATTATAAAGTGTCTTAAAGGTACTTGATATGTAATATAAGCTAAAGAAGCTACTCTTTTAGCTGCACTAGACATACCTGTAGCACCAAAGTTAGCAACATCTCTAGTTAGTCTAGAAGATGCTTTACCTGTTGATGTTAATCCAGGAATCTTAATAGCTTTTTCCATTATATCTGCTACATTATGTAGACTTCTTTGAACAAAATTATCTACAGAATTTACTGTACTTCGTTGAAAGTGAGACTGTCTTGTATATAAATTTTTAGCCTCTTTTATCATTTGATTAAGTTTGTCAGTTGGTACTCCTTTAGTAAAGTCTGCTTTAATATCGTCAATACTATCAGGAAATTTACCTCCTTTTAATACTGGACCAAAGTCTCTTATAAAAGCTGCTTTATAAGCATTATCAAATTGACTTGCTGTACCTGTTCTTGTAATATTTCTTGCTGATTCATTAAAAGCTTTTTTAGGGTCTACAAGAACTGGGTCTCCATCCATAGTTTTAATATTTTTTCTAGAAGTAGCATTCATAAAATTATTTTCTACACTTTTATATTCTGCTGTAAAATCAGTAATATTTTTTAGATTAGGTTGTTCAATGGGTAAGACAATATATTCTTTTCCAAGGTCACTTTCTAATTGTCTTACTAAAGCTTCAGCATCATATCTAGTAGTAGCTGCACCACGAGTTTGTTTAAAATCTAAAAGTTGAGTACCTGTAATTACTTTACCATTATGAGTTAGATTTCTTGGTACTACTCTAACAAAAAAATTAGCCCTATAATTTTTATAACTATGTCCAGGTATTTTATTTAAAACTCTTTCAGGTAATAAATCTATCTCCATGTTTTTACCTAATATAACATAGTCAGAGCTCTCTACCCCATCTACTGCTTTATTAGCTAAGTTTGAATTTTTATCTGTCCTAACAATTTTATATCCACCTTCAGGGTCATACTTAACAAACTTTCCTGCTTCAGAATCATAAACTTTAAAGTTTTCCCCTTCCTTCATACTGTTTATTTGTTTTTTAATAGCTTCTTCATTCAGAGCTTTTGAAACTGCTCCTTTATATTCACCATTAACATAGACACCTTTTTCAAAACCATTTGACATCATTCTTTGTTTTTCACCAATGTTAGTGATTTCAAATAAAGTATCTTGCCCTGTTCTATAAGCTTGTTGAATTTCATCAAGATTATTAATTTGTTTTGAAGATAAGTTAGGAAAATTTTCTATTAATTCAGACTTGGATAATACATCTTTACCTATAACACCATCAACATCTATAGTTTCCATTAACTCAATAACAGCTCCAGTTTCTTTTCTTATATCTTTATTTTTAATTGTAAGGTCATTAAACTCTTTTGTAATTTCATTAGAAATTCTGTTTGATTTAGGAGCTAAGTCTGCCCTAGCTTTTTCAAACCACTTTGCAGTAAATCCTGTACCAAATAAATATTCTCCTAAAGCACTTCTATTTAGAGCATTACCTATTTTACCTAGACCTATATTTTTATTAAAGAAACTTTCTCCAAGCATCTCATCACCAAGTAAATCATACTTCTTTTTAAAGTTATACTCTATTTGATACTTACCTTTTTTAAAAGTAGTTTTGTCAAATTCATCTAGAGTCATTGTAGTTTTAGTTTTTAAATCTCTAATTACTATTTCGTTTTGTCTTATATTTTTAGTAGCTGCATTTAAGTTAAACTGTCCGTCTTCTACATTAAGTCCTGCTTTTTTTGCTTGGTCTATATCTGTTTTTTTAACATCTTTTATTTTATCTTGAAGCTGTCTTGCTTGATGCATCATATTTTTTTTAGTTGTAAAAGCATAATTAGCTCCTTGAGTAAATACCATCTTACCTTCAAGAATATTTCCTGTCATATTAATTTTAGAAGTTGCTTGATTATAATATAAATTAGTATCTTTAGCTACATTTATTCTTCTGTTTAAATCATCTATTCTAAATTCTTTTTTAACTAGATTATCATCAAACATAGTTTCCATAATATGAATATCTCTTTTAGTAAAATCTTTAGTAGCTACCTCTAATTTTTCATTAATATCAGCAATAACATCATTTCTTACTGGATAGTCGGGAGAGTCTGGGTCAGGCAATACTTTTTCAGCTATAATAGTTTCTTTTTTAGTACCTGTAGCATCAGCTAACTTACCATCTTTTTCTATTAATGTATCTTTAGCAACAGCAGCTCCTGTCTTAGGATTAGCTTTATCAGTAATATCTGCTGGAGAATCAGGCTTAGTCTTACCCATTCTCTTTAAAGCACTCTTAGCATAAAGTCCTGCAGGTATAATAAAACCTAAAGCTTCTACAGCATATAAAGCTTCTTCTTTTGTTTTAATACCAAAGATTTGTTTCTCAGCTATTTTTTCTGCTATCCATTCAAAACCTGCTCCTAATTTTCCTAGTCCTGCATTAAGATATGAGTCATCCATTTCATCATCAAGACCAAGAAATTTAGCAAGAGGTTCTATAGATACTTGACTTGCAGACTTTAAGAACCCTTCTTCTGCATCTCCAGAGGCACTGGAAACAGCATCCCAATCTAAAACACTTCCATGTTTTCTCATTTGAGAAACTACTTCTGCTGTTTTAAAAGTAAAGTCTACAGTACCACCTACAATAGCAGTAACTAATCCAAAAGCAGAAACAATTTCACCACCTGTTTTTTCAAAAAAATTAGATTTATCTTCCTCTTCTCTTTCTATTGCTGCTATAGCTAGTTCATTATTTAAGTCATCTACAGTTTCTTCTTGTGCTTCTTGTTCAATAAGTGTCTCACTATTATCAGAGGCAGCTAAAGTTACTGCATATTTCTTTTTAATGTCTTTTTCTATAAATCCAGTATTAGTATAGTTTCTTAAAATTTGTGCTTTAAATCCTTTATCTAATGTATCATCTTCTATTATTCCTGCTACAACACTCTTAACTTCTATGTCTTGTTCTTTTGCAAACTTTTCCATAGCATTATTATGTGCTGCATCCTCTCCTTGAGACATAAGATTCTCTAGAGTAGTATCATAAGTTTCTTCTGCATTATCAATAGGACCAAGAGCTCCTGTATAAAAAGCTTGTTCTTTCGCTTTTTCAGGAAGCATTCCTGGTTTTAATACAGGTTGTTGTTCTGGTAATGAAGTTAAGTCTAACGGCATTTAAATTCCTTATTAGTAATTTGCTGATGAAGTAGCGTAGGATTTTGTCCCAGAACTACTGTTACCACTTGTTTTTACTCCAGTATCAAAAGGATTACCAAAGTTAGTAGATAGATTACTAAAAGCATTTCCCATAGAAGCCCATCCACTTGCTTCTGCTTGTGCTAAAGAAGTTTGTGATTGTAGGTTTCCTTGTTGTATATTTTGTTGTGTCTGACCTTCAGCAAAGCCTTGTCCAACATTAATATTACCAACATTAAGACCCATCTGAGAACTAACTGAACCAATAGCTCCTGTTAAACTAGAAGAACCTGTCATACCTAAACCAGAACTACCTCCTTGTGCTAAGATTGCTCCATGAGCTATTCTAGCTTTTCTTTGTTCTGCTACCCTAGCTCTTTGAGCTTGGACTTGACTATACTTTTGTTGGTCTTGTTGTTGTTTAGCTTGAACAGCTGCCCTGTCTCTTTCAGAATTAGCTGCTTTCTTTCCTGCTTTTCTTTCTTTCATCATACTATAGCCTTGTAATGCTAAAGAAGCTATAGTACCCCATCCAGGAACTGCTGCTGAAAATGCTGTTGCTGCTGTCGTTACTGCACTTACGACTGAACTCATATTAGGTCTCCATTTTTATTAATGCATTTAAACTACCAGTTTCATCTTGTACTAAATGTCCAGTAGTAGTTGCTCCAAACATCTTATTAAACTTTATAGCTTTCTTATCTTTTGCTAATCCATATACTTCTGTAATTCCTCTTTCTCTTAACTCTATACAAACTCTTTTAAATATTTTTAAGTATCTTTTAAATTCTGTTTTACTCCAAACATCACAGTCTAAGTGCATCATATAAACATTAAGTTCTTTATTCCAAGTTAATCCTATAAAACCATTAGGCTCTTCATAAAGAAGCTCATCATATTTATCTTGTTTCATTACACCACATCATTAGCTGTTGCAGATAAAGCCCATCCTAGAATTTTCATATCCTTACCTTGGTCTGACTTAATCAGTAGACTAAGCGTTTTTCCTGTGCCTCTTAACTTATTTTTTGTAACAATAACAGCTTCACCAGTATCAAAAGTATCTGTAGCTCCTGTTGGAATATATAGTCTTGATAATCTATAAGCTTGAAACTCAAGACCCCATCGACCACTAGCTAAAGAATTAGCCCAATTCCATTGAGCTTGTACTCTACATGAAGATTCATTGTTTAAAATAAAATGAGCTCCTGCTCCTGAACCTGCTGCTGTAAACCCATCTTCTGTTTTATTAAAATAAAAGAAAATATAAGGTATCTGTTTATCTCTCATTATATCTTTAAATAATTCATAGCCTGTAATTAAAAAGCTTGAATAGTTAATTCCTGTAGTATCTTTAGAATACCATTCTAAGAATCTTCTACTATTATATTTAGAAATTGTAAAAGAAGTTCCTACAATAGTTAGAAAACTAAATAAAGAACTACGACTAGTCTCTACTTTTTCTGTTATAACTACAGGATTTGCACTACCTGATGTTGTAATAATAACATCTTGTGCTCCTGCTTCTACACTAACATCTGCATTAGCTATAGCATATCCTGGAACTTCAATATAGTCACAGACATAAGGACTTGCTAATGCTAAATCAGTTATACTATTTTTATACCAAGCCTGTAAAGATAAGTCAAGAATTAATTCTTTATTATATTTATTAATAAAATTGACTGCTGAGTAATTAGCTGTATCATTATATAACCATCTTACTCTATTTTCTTTTTCATCATAAAAACCTTTACAGTTATTTTTACCTACATCAGGTATAGCTAAGAATAAAGATTGTATAGATGTTAAAGAGATTGATTCTGCTTTATATCGACCTGCTATAGCATCTGAAGATAAAGCATATATTCCTGCTTTAGACCAGTAAATAAATTGACCATTGACATTAACAACAGAGTCTCCATTTAAAATACCATTTGTAGATATTTTACTTGCTTGGAATGAAGTAGCAACGAATCCACCAGTGTCTCCATAGATTTCCCATACACCATTTTCTGCAAATACAATTAATGATGATTGCGATGCTACAATTTTTATAATTCTTGTAGCTTCTGGTATTTGTATAGAACCACCATCTGAATCTATTAGGTCATTAATACTTGGGTCAGTTGGGTCTGCCTCTTGATGACACTTACCAAAGTCATTATCTGATGTAATAACTTTAGAAAAGAAAACATATCCTGAATAATTAGGAGACTTTGAGTCTGCTCCACTTACATTTGAGGTAATACCAGAATAGAAAAGTCTTTGTGCATAAGAAGCAACACTAGAAATAGCTCCTGTTTCTTGGTCAGTAGGAAGCCCAGTAGCATCTGATAATCCCATCCTAGCATTTCCACGATTAAAAGCATCTATAATAAAAGAGCCTCTTGAAACAGGGAAGATTGAAGTAGAGTTTTTTTCTAAAGTATCAGGGTCATACTTTTCATAGTCATCTCCAGAAGGATTACTTTTCTTTCCTAATGTCCAAACATCAGCGTTACTTGGAAAAACTCCTAACTCTTGTTTTGTATAAAGTAAAGCATCTGGATATGAACTACTACCAGTAACAATACTTTCGTTCCAACCTTGATTTCTTAAATTATATTTATGAGTTTGAGTTAAAGTAACAGGTCTAATATTATCAAGAAGTCCATCATTTACTCCATAAATATCTCTAATTTCTATTGTAATATCAGAAGAACTTACAGCTTTAGAAGACTTGTCATAAGATAATACTACAGGTTTTGCTAAATCTTTTGATACTATAATTAGTTTATTATTAATTGCAGTAGTTTCTATATCAGCATTATTTAAAGAACCTAGTGTTAAAGGACTTCCACTATTAAGTAGATTACTACTAGGGTTAGCAGTAAGCATATTCATAAACCAAAGCTTATTATTAACTCTAACTACACCTATAGATACAGTAGTATCTCCTGCAGGTGCTTGCCATGTATGAAAAGATTGCTTACCATCTCTTAATTGAGCTGATGTAAAACCAGTAGAGGTCAATGTATGTAGTTCTTCATAGTCAAGCCCTAGTCGTCTAGACCTAGAGCCATCTCTATTTAGTACAAAGTTTTCTTCATCAACAGAAGAGTTTTCAGGAAAAGTAAGAGCACTTGCTTCTGTAACTAATCCTTTAACAAAAGTGTTAAAGATTTGTTCTTTTTTTACAGCCACTATTTTTCCTCGTTATTAGATAAAGATTTTACAAACGCTTTTTTTTCTACTTTTTCATTTTCCTTTTTAGTTTGTTCTTCTTTATTTACTAATAGATAAGTTCTAATAGCTTCTGTACCTAAAGAAAGAGAAGTAAAGATACCTGAAAGAACTTCAGGTAAGATACCTCCCTCTACTAATTTAATCTTTACATGAGCTGATTGAGGACATAAGTAAGGCACTAAAGTCTTACCTCCTGGTGTTTTAAATTCTTCCATATTTATCGTCCAAACCCTGTCATTGTAGCTCTTGCTCTATAACGAGGTTTTGCTTTTACTGTTTTTTTACCTGCTTTTAATCTTGCAGCAGATTTCTTTTTATCTTCTTTAGATTTAAGCATTGCAGGTCCTTTATTATAAGTTTCATTACCTTTAGCTACTGAACCTATTTTTTTAGTACTTCTACTCATATTAGGTGCTGTCTTCTCAGACTGCTGTCCTGTAGTTGCTTTGTTTACTACTGAAGTTTTATCTGCAGTAGACTTTTTCTTTTGAGGATTACTACGACCTAAATGAGAAGGTCCTACTTTATCATTAGCAGACATCTTACCTTTATTTGTATTTACTTTAGTACC